GTGATTATTTAGCAAAGGCTTGAGCCAGTGCCTTGGATGCCAAGCTACGCGCACCTTCGTACTGCGCGGCCAGCTTCGCCAACTTAGCGGCAGCGGCCAACAACTCTGCGGGAATCTCGACCTCTTCAGTCGCATTGGATGCGGTGCCGATGATGGCCGCAATCAGGCGGTTGGCATAACGCTTGGCCGCGCACTTGGAGTCGACCCATTTGCCGTCGACGTATTCCGCACCATACTTCTTGGCCGCCAATGGGCACACGATGTCTTTGATGGCGGCACGGTCTGCGCCTTTGAATTCCGCCTGTAACGTGGCTACATATGCGGCGTAGGTATCGACTGCACCGAAGGCGCCGTTGACTGCTGTGGTGATTGCTTTGATGTTGAGAGACATGGATAACTCCTGAAGGTTGGTTGCAGTGAGACACCGTGTCTCACCGATCTGCTAGGTGATTCCCTAACCGATGCCTCTATTGTACGGAAGGGGGTGTTTTTCTCTTACAGCGGGGCTGAAACTGAATCCGAAAGACCCCACCCACCCCCCATCACCCCTTTTTGACGACGGCCCGACCATCCGACCAGAACAGTGTTTCAGACCCGCAAATCCAATTTTTGTAATTCTTAAATACTAAAAACACCCCCCATAAATTTTTTAAAAAATTCAACACGTTTCTTGTCCAACGTTGTACACTGTAGGGGTTGGTGGTGCAACGGGTTAGCGCCGTTGCGGATTCCTTAAAGAAAAGACACTGCTTTATGTGAGCCACCAACACCCAGCGCCCATAAAAAAATCCCCCACAGTTTCCTGTAGGGGATTCAAGGAGATGGTCTACCATCCCAAGGAGAAGCGACAAGACCTTGCGGCGTCACTCACATGTAGTATATACTTTGTTCAACGAGGATTCAAGGGCTACGCCAGCCCCAACCTACGCAATGCTAGAACATCTGATCGACGGCGAGTTTGAACCAGCAGTGGAAGATAGCCCTGCGGCTATACCCACGCCTATTGAAAAGGTTGACGCGACGCAGACCATTGACGCCCAAGTCAAAACGGCTGAGTGGCTCAAAGAGCTGGGGTTGGATGATGAGGCGATCGAGACCAAGGCTGACGCCCAAGCAGCGCGTCAANCGTTTGCGTCACTCGTCACAGGCCAGTCGATAGCCAANACCCAAGCAGCGCTTACACAGATCAAGTCCCCTGCCGCTGTTCAGCATCTGGTGGGGATGCTCACTGCATATGACTGGCAGTTTGTGGAGCAGGCCANGGAGCTGCGCGGTTATGCCGTGGCGCAGATTCTGGAAGAAACAAAACACACNGACGCCCGCATNCGGCTCAAAGCGCTGGACATGTTGGGCAAGGTCACGGAAGTGGCCCTCTTTACTGANCGGGTGGAGGTCAAAAANGCCGACATGTCGGACGATGAGCTGGAGACCCGGATCAAGGACAAGCTCAATCGTTTCATGCAGGTGGTGGACGTAGTGGATGTTTCCCCAGTAGAACCGCCCAATGCAGCTTGACCAACTGACCACGCTATCCAAGGTAGAGTTGCAGGCTTTGATGCGTGCGCTACCGCACATGTCCAAGCAAGACAAGATGGAGCTGTTCGCTGACCTTGAGCTTCGGGAGTCCCGCGCCAGTCTTCAGGCGGCAAAAACCAACATGCTGGGTTTTGCAACAGCCGTGTACCCCGGGTTCAAGATTGGNCCCCACCACAAGAAGCTGGCTAAGATTTTCACGGATGTGATTGAGGGCAAGAAGAAGCGGGTCATCATCAACATCGCGCCGCGTATGGGTAAATCTGAGTTCTCCAGTTACCTGTTCCCCGCCTATTTCCTTGGCAAATACCCCAACAAGAAGATCATCATGGGCACGCACACTGCGGGCTTGTCAGAAGATTTTGGTCGGCGGGTGCGCAACTTAATCGAGACGGAGGAATACCATGAGGTTTTTCCCAACACATTGGTGGCTGACGACCAGAAGGCGGCTGGCAAGTGGTCTACTTCTGCTGGCGGTCAGTATTATGCTGCCGGTGTTGGCGGCGCTCTTGCTGGTCGTGGTGCTGATCTGTTCGTTATTGATGACCCTCACTCCGAACAGGACGTTAAGGCGAACTCCCGTCTGGCTTTCGACACGGCGTGGTCATGGTTTCAAACGGGACCCTTACAGCGACTGATGCCCGGAGGGGCGATCATTGTCATCATGACGCGTTGGTCGCTGCTGGACCTGACGGGACGCCTGATTGACTACCAGACCAAAAACCCCGACGCCATTCCGTGGGAGATCGTAGAACTCCCGGCCATTTTGAACGAGGACACAGAGGACGAGAAGTCGTTGTGGCCCGAGCAGTGGTCCATCGAAGCGTTGAAGGCGACCAAGGCCAGTATTGAGCCAAGGTATTGGAACGCGCAGTACATGCAGCAGCCCACTTCCGAGTCGAGCGCGATCGTCTCACGCAAGATGTGGAGAATTTGGGAGCCCGAAAACCCACCAACCTGTGAGTACATCATCCAGTCGTGGGATACGGCGTTTGAAGTCAAGAACAACTCGGACTATTCCGCCTGCACAACGTGGGGCGTGTTCTACAACGAGGAAGAAGGGGATAAACCCCAGATTATTTTGCTCGATGCGTTCAAAGATCGCATGACATTCCCCGATTTGAAGATTGCAGCGCTCAAACACTGGAAAGAATGGGAGCCCGATGCGTTTATTGTGGAGAAGAAGGCGTCTGGTGCGCCGCTGATCCAAGAACTGCGGTCCATGGGCATCCCGGTACAAGAAACAAACCCTAGCCGTGGCAACGACAAGATGGTACGATTAAACGCGGTGTCCGATCTGTTTGCCTCTGGCATGGTGTGGGCACCAGATACACGCTGGGCACGCGAAGTGATCGAAGAAATGGCTGCTTTCCCCGTTGGAGAGCACGATGACTTTGTGGATACGACAACTCAGGCGCTCCTGCGGTTCCGCCAAGGCGGTTTTATCGCGCTGGACTCCGACGAGAAGGACGATCTGTACAGCTACGCCCGCAAGGCTGCATACTATTAAGGACTGAATGATGGCAACGAACATAGATAAATCCCTGTATCAACAGCCTTTAGGTATTGATGCGCTGGGACAGGACGAACCCGAGCTGGAAATCGAGATTGTGAACCCCGAAGAGGTCACCATCGGCATCGATGGCATGGAGATCAGCTTGCGTCCCGAGGAGTCAGAGGAAGAAGGCTTCGATGACAACCTTGCCGAGTACCTCGCCGACAATAAAATCAGTTCGATGGCCAGCGACTTGTCCCGGGACATTGAGAACGACAAAAATAGCCGCAAAGATTGGGAGAAATCCTACACAGAAGGTCTGAAACTGCTGGGCTTGCAGATGGAGGAGCGCACAGAACCATGGAACGGAGCCTGCGGGGTGTTCCATCCTATGATTACAGAGGCTGTGGTGCGCTTCCAAGCCGAGACCATCACTGAAACATTCCCCGCACAAGGGCCAGTGAAGACCAAAATCCTTGGGAAAATCACGCCAGAGAACAAAGAAATCGCGGCAAACATCCAAGAGGACATGAATCACGAGCTGACAGACGTGATGAAAGAGTTCCGCCCAGAACATGAGCGTATGCTCTGGAGCCTCCCAGCTACGGGCTCGGCGTTCAAAAAGGTGTATTTTGACCCCGGTCTGGGACGTCAGGTGTCGATTTTTGTGCCAGCCGAAGACATGTTGCTCCCCTACGGTGCGACAGACATGGACACTTGCTATCGCGTCACGCACGTCATGCGCAAGACCAAGAACGAGATCGTCAAACTGCAGGCCGCAGGGTTCTATAGAGACATTGAGCTGGGTGAGCCCAGCCGTGCGCAGACCGATATTCAGAAAGCCAAGGACAAAGAGACTGGCTTCAGTGACCTGAACGACGAACGGTTCACCCTGTACGAGTGCCACGTTGATCTGGACCTTGAAGGCTACGAAGACTTGGACGAGGACGGTGACCCTACAGGCATCTTGCTGCCGTACGTNGTTACAATGATTAAAGGCACGAANGACGTNCTGTCGATTCGCCGCAACTGGAAAGAAGATGATGACCTCAAACTCAAGCGCCAGCACTTCGTTCACTACCAATACATCCCCGGCTTCGGAGCCTACGGCTTTGGCCTCTTCCACCTCATCGGTGGCTTCGCCAAGTCAGCCACCTCGCTTATGCGTCAACTGGTCGACGCAGGAACTCTTTCTAATCTGCCCGGCGGACTTAAATCGCGTGGCCTTCGGATTAAGGGTGATGACACACCCATTGCACCCGGTGAGTTCCGGGACGTAGACGTCGCCTCGGGCAGCATCCGCGACAGCATCCTGCCCCTGCCGTACAAGGAGCCATCGAGCGTTCTGTACACACTGTTGCAGAACATCGTGGACGAGGGCCGCAGGTTCGCCGCAACGGCAGACATGAAGGTCAGCGACATGAGCGCACAAGCTCCTGTCGGTACAACCCTTGCTCTGCTCGAGCGCCAGCTCAAAGTGATGACGGCTGTTCAAGCTCGGGTGCACTTCGCCCTGAAGCAAGAGTTGCGCCTGCTCAAAGACATCATCCGCGACTACACCGATCCAGACTACACCTACGACCCTGAGTACGGCACACGCAAGGCCAAAAAGGAAGACTATGATCTGGTCGACGTGATCCCTGTGAGCGATCCGAACGCAGCCACAATGAGCCAGCGGGTCATTCAGTACCAAGCTGTGATTCAAATGGCGCAGATGGCCCCACAGATTTACGACCTGCCGCAGTTGCACCGCAACATGCTGGAGGTGTTGGGTATCAAGAACGCCGAGAAGCTTGTGCCGATCGAAGAGGACATGAAGCCCGAAGACCCGATCACAGAGAACCAATCTATTCTTAAGGGTAAACCCGTAAAGGCGTTTTTCCATCAAGACCACAAGGCGCATTTGGCTGTGCACAGCATGCTGACGCAAGACCCGACCATTGCGCAGATGATTGGCCAAAACCCACAGGCTCAAAAACTTATTGCCGAGCAGCAGGCTCACATGTCAGAGCACATGGGCTACATGATGCGTCAGCAGATCGAGCAGCAGTTGGGTATGCCGTTGCCTCCCGAAGACGAGAAGCTGCCGCCGCAAATCGAGGTGGCTCTGTCGGGCATGATGGCGCAGGCAGCGCAGCAAGTGGTGCAGCAAAACCAAGCGATGGCCGCACAGCAGCAAGCGCAGCAGCAACAGNAAGACCCTGTGATCCAGATGCAACAGGCCGAGNTGCAGATCAAGCAGCAGGAAGTCCAGATCAAGGCCAAGCAGTTGGAGCTGGAANCCCAGAAGTTTGCCGTTACCGCTGCTTCTACCGTCGACAANCANAAACTGGAAGAGCACAAGGTTTCTGGCCAGTTGCAACTCGAGGCCATGCGCGTGGGTGCCCAGATCAAGGAAAGCCAAGCCAAGCAACAATTCGATCAAGAGCATGCAGGNGTCAAGCTGGGCTCAGAGATCGCAAAGAACAAAGCGCAAAACGCTTTGCAAGCAGCCCAAATCTTAGCCAACGCCCGAAAGGACAATAAACCCAAATGATCCAAGACTTCGCACGCGTATTGCGCGAACAAATACGCACTGACATGAACAACTACGCCGACGACTTGGCCGGTGGAGCATGTCGCTCGTTTGACGAGTATCAAAAACTCTGCGGGACCATTCAGGGTCTGGCGCTTGCAGAGCGTTACATCATCGACCTTGCAGAGAAAGTGGAAAAAGCAAATGAGTGAACTCGATCTGAGCCCCGGCTCTTTCGCATTGCCCGAGACTATTCAAGCCACGGACGCACCGGCCCCCGATGCATCTACGGAAGAAAAAGCTCGCCAACTGCCCGATCCAGCGGGCTACAAACTGTTGTGCGCCGTGCCTGACGTTGAAGAACGTTATGCAGGAACCACACTTGACCTTGTGAAGCCAACGGACATCCTGCGCCAAGAAGAGCACGCCACTACGGTGTTGTTCGTCCTGAAGCANGGCCCCGACGCCTACAAGGACACTNCCAAGTTCCCCAACGGACCTTGGTGCCAACCCGGAGACTTTATCTTGGTACGTACCTATTCTGGTACACGAGTGAAGATTTTTGGCAAAGAGTTCCGTCTCATCAACGACGACCAAGTTGATGCTGTTGTGCAAGACCCACGCGGAATAACCCGCGCTTAAAGGAGTAGTTATGGAACCGTTCAAATTCCCCGACGAAGTCGAGGGCAAAGAATCTCAGATTGAGATCGAGATTGAGGGTGAAGACGATGTTGAAATTGAAATCGTCGACGACACCCCCGAGAGAGATCGTGGCCGTCTGCCTCTGAACAAGGTAGTCGAAGACCCCTCTGAGGAAGAAATCGAGAGCTACTCTGGCAAAGTCCAGCAGCGTATTAAAGAGCTGACCCATGCAAGGCACGACGAGCGCCGCATTAAAGAAGCCACGATGCGTGAGAAGCAAGAGCTGGAGCGTCTTGCACAGCAGTTGATTCAGGAAAACAACAACCTGAAAAAGAGCGTCAATTACGGACAAGAAGCGTTTGCCACCACGGCACGCGAGAAGGCGGAGTCCGACATTGACAAAGCACGCCGCCAGTTGAAAGACGCCCACGAGTCGTTTGATACTGACGCCATCATCGCGGCCCAAGAAGCCATGACGGAGGCAAAGATGCGTGCGGAGGCCGTAAAAAACTTCCGTCCGACCCCTTTACAAGAAACAGAAGTTCCTGTACAAACGGAGTCACGACAACCCCAACGTGTCGAACCGGACCAACAATCTCTGCGCTGGCAGGCAAAAAACCAGTGGTTCGGTTCTTCGGGGTTCGAGGAATACACCAGCTACGCACTAGGGCTGCATCAAAAATTAGTCAACGGCGGGGTTGATCCCCGATCGCCAGAATACTTCGACCAGATTGATGGTCGCATGAAGTCCAAGTTCCCAGAGTTATTTGGGCGCGAAGACAAAAATCAGACAGGTGAGGTTCGCCGGAAACCTACGACGGTTGTCGCCTCGGCGACTCGTTCTACGAGCGCTGGCAAAGTTCGTTTGACCAATACCCAAGTGGCGTTGGCAAAGAAATTTGGATTAACCCCGCAGCAGTATGCTGCACAAGTAGCAAAACTGGAGAACTCTAATGGCTGAAACACGTACCCCTCGTGACCTTGTGTCGCGCGAAAAATCTGCTCGTGCTGTATACGTACCGCCGACATCACTGCCCGATCCGACACCTGAACCCGGAATGGCGTATCGCTGGATTGCGACACACGTTCTTGGCCAAGCCGAGACCCGCAACGTATCTACCAAGATGCGCGAGGGCTGGGAGCCGGTGAAAGCAGTAGACCATCCGGAGCTGCAACTGTATGGCAATGCTGCCACAGGTAACGTCGAAATTGGTGGGCTCATGCTCTGCAAGTGCCCAATCGAAAAGATGCGTGCCCGTGACGACTATTACAACCAACAGGCGCAAACCCAGATGGATTCAGTGGACAACCACTTCATGCGAAACAACGACCCTCGAATGCCGCTGTTTGCTGACCGAAAGTCATCGACCAGTCGCGGACAAGGATTTGGTTCTGGTTCAAAGTAATATAGGAGCCCTAAATGGCATCTACCGCAACGCCCTACGGCTTTAAGGCCGTAAACGAGTTGGGTGGTCTACCTTATGCAGGTAGCACCCGACAATTCCCCATTAACCCTGCTGGTTACAACACGAACATCTTTAACGGTTCACTCGTGTATGTTGCTGCGTCAGGCTACCTGCAAATCGCTACCTCGACTGGTGCTGATGCAACTACCAACGGTTTCCCCACTGGTACTGCAAACACTGGTTGTATTGGTGTGTTTGTTGGCTGCTCGTACGTGAACGCGCAAGGCCAAGTGATCTATGCTCAGTACTACCCAGCTAACACTGTGGCACCTACTGGTACAGCCATCACTGCCTACGTGATCGACGACGACCGCGCCGTGTTCCAAGTTCAAGCTGCTGGTTCTATGACCTTCGCTGACGTGGGCTCCAACGTGTATTTGAGCGCTGTGCAATCTACCTCCACAGGTAGCACTACCACTGGCAACTCGACTACCGCCGTAAACGCAACTGCAATCCAAACTACTGCCGCTTTCCGCGTCGTTGGCTTGGTGAACATGCAGGGCTTCTCGGTTCCGGGCGACGCCTACACTGACATTCTGGTGAAGTTCAACCCCGGATACCATTCTTACAGCAACGCTGTTGGTCTGTAATAGGAGCTAAATCATGGCTATTTCACGCGCACAACTGCTCAAAGAATTGCTTCCCGGTCTGAACGCTTTGTTCGGTATGGAGTACGCACGCTACGGCGAAGAGCACAAAGAAATCTACGAAACAGAGAAATCTGAGCGTAGCTTTGAAGAAGAAACCAAGCTGGCCGGATTCGGCGCTGCTCCGGTCAAGAACGAAGGTTCTGCCATTGCTTATGACAATGCGCAGGAAGCGTTCACTGCCCGTTACAGCCACGAGACCATCGCCTTGGGCTTCTCCATCACTGAAGAAGCTGTTGAAGACAACTTGTACGACAGCCTGTCTGCTCGTTACACCAAGTCTTTGGCACGCGCCATGGCCTACACCAAGCAAGTTAAAGCTGCTGCCGTCTTGAACAACGGTTTCAGTGGCTCGTACTTGGGTGGTGACGGTGTGTCGCTGTTCGGTGTGAACTCTTCCAGCACNCGTGTTGGTCACCCACTCATCAACGGTGGCGTGAACTACAACAGCCCAAGCGTTGCAGTCGACTTGAACGAAACATCGTTGGAAAACGCTGTTATTCAGATCGCTGCTTGGACTGATGAACGTGGTCTGTTGATCGCTGCTCAACCTCGCAAACTGATTATTCCTCCAGCACTGCAATTCGTTGCAACCCGCTTGTTGGAAACCAGCCTGCGTGTTGGCACAACCGACAACGACATCAACGCGTTGAAGAACAATGGTTCGATCCCAGAAGGTTACGCAATTAACCACTATCTGACCGACACCAATGCATGGTTCTTGACAACTGATGTGCCAAACGGTCTGAAGCACTTCGAGCGTTCGCCTCTGACGAACTCAATGGA